TCAAACGAAATGTAATACAAATCGGTTATATTTGGTATATTTACGCTTTCAGAAGTTGTTTTAACAAACTTTTTGCCCTTACACCAAACAACATAACTGTCACCAACGGGAGCAATAGTGAAAATTCCAGTAGAGTAATCAAATGAAATCGTACTGTCTGTACGGACAGCATGACCAATAGGCTCACCACCACCGTCGCCATTAGAGACAACAACGATATCAGACATAGAGACCAGTTTAGGTTCCCCACTATCACTATTGTCACTGATGACAATCTTATCATCGTATGATAACTCAACAGTAGTCAACTCGCTAGGCTCAAAATCAACAGTAACCGAGCCAGTGTCTCCACCACCACTCAAGCCTAAACCAGCAATAACCTCAGTGATGTCAGCCTCAGACGGGTCTCCCGTAGTGTCTGAAGCGCCAACAACAACAATAGGAAGACCAGAATTACCCTCAATGAAAGTGGCCCAAACCCAATCACCAACATCAGGAGTCAGCCCAGTAAACGGAACATCCTCATAAATGTTTTCCCCACCCAAACGTGGAATCTTAACCGACAGTAAGTTATCGTTTACAGCAACAACAGAAGCACGAAAAAATCCAGACGGATTAACGCCAGACGTAAACGTATTATTTCTAGAAACTCTACGTGTCATATCTATAACTCCAAAATCGCATTCCAGTCATCTGAATCTATTATACCATCAACGGGAAGACCGTACTTGGTCTGGAACTGACGAACAGCCCTTTGCGTTATAGGGCCCCACCAACCGTCAACCTTTGTACCAACAGCCTGCTGAATTCTCTTAACACATTCGCCACGAGCCCCCTGAGAGAACGACTGCAATGAGCAAGTCATATCTTCTGGATCAGTAACGTCGGTACCTGAAACAGACACTAACGCAGATGGGCCTGCAACGAAACCAACTTTGTCAACCATGAAAGTTCCTGTAAAGTTAGACAACCCTAGAATTTTAAAAGAAGCCCCCGGATATATTGTTAGCGAAGAATCGTTTTGGATTAACTGCATTTGAGCAGTCACCGCACTTTTGCCGTCAGTAGTTCTCCTCGTGCTTAAGTTGGTAACATAAAATGGATCAGTGTTATTTGAAGGAATTGTGACTTCGAAACTATCTTGGTTTTTAACAATAAAATCCTGCGAAGCAAAATACAGTGTACCATTGGCTTCAAAAAATCTGAAGTCTAAATCTTTAGCCAACCGCTGTAAAACGTCGAAAGTTGACTCGTCTTTGTTGTCTGTGCTTTCCCGCACAATTGCGCCGTTGGCCGGAGAATCTTCAGCAAAAATTCTTAAACCAAACTTTGCTGCCATGTTAGCGGCAAACACGGACGGTGAGATGTTACCAAAATTGTATTGGCCCTTATCTCTACGCATCCTTTGTGTGGCCTGCAATCTAGCAGTAACTTCACATGTGTCACTAGTGGCATGGCGCACCGCTATTGCGGCTATCTCAAATTTTAAGTCTTCACTCAAAAAGGTTACAGTGCGCCCAACCATGAAATAGTTATTGTTGTGCATGTAAAAGTAAGGGTCGGCCACAGTGAAACGGATTTCACTAACAAGATCAGCAGACAAATCGTAAGAAAAATTTGTTATAGAGTTACGTATTTCAACGTTTTTCTCTCCAACCTCACCAACCGTCACACTATTTAAAAGATTTCTGATAGCATTAGAACTCATTATAAACCGTAACCCATTACTTGTTGAGCAGACCGTGCTGCCAAACTATCTGGCATACCTGCCGCAAGATACCCTTCATACAACTGATTATATCTAGACTCTTCCGTATTGGCGCTGGCTGTTAAACCATCATAAGCAGGGTTGTCATCATCAATGGGGGCAACCACATCGGGCTGCGTGGAAATAGTAGGCTGACGATACACTGCTTCAAGCAGGTACAAATCCTGCCTCGCAGATGAACTCTCAGTCAATTGAATACTTACCTGCGCCCGAACAGGGAACCCTTCAGCATCCCGATACTTTACAGTATACGAAAACTGACTCATAACACACGTATAGTTGAGTTTATGCGTGCCATACGAAAATACACACTCCCAACCAAGATCAGCAATCTCCTCCAAACTATCTAAGTAGTCCGTAATCGGTGTAACACCACCAGACGGCTTGTCCGCCAAAACAGCCTGAAAAGAAACAGTCCGTAACTGCTGGCCCTCAAGAATAAGCAAAGGCTTGTTGTACGGGCGAGAAGTCTGAGTAAACCTACTAGCATAATTGTCAAACTGCATATCACTAGGACCAAACGGGAACTCAACGGTAATCTGACGATTCTCGTATGAAGTGCCATTCCAATACTGTCCAGATGCATCAATTTTTGCACGCTTAGGATTAGCAGACCTGAAATTTCTTTCCAAAGTCTGATTAGTAAACGCAGATTTAAACTGTGTCTTTACGGCACCGGCCATGACAACAACTCCTTATTGAAAATTATTCTTCACTCTTTGGGTCAATAGTAATCTGATAAATAACCCCACCACGTTCTTCCGTGGTTTGGCCATTAACGCTAATCAAGGGCTTAGCAAGATTGTCGCTAATAGTTTGCAGAAGGATTGTCTGCGCTCCCATGTCGTCACCACTGGATGTCAAGTAGTCAATCATGATTCGTTTAGATTCATCCTCGCCTACAGCAGCAACCAGACTTCTCTGGAACTCTTCGGCGCTAGCAGGATTAGCAAGGCTACGTTGCGTCTCCATGTATCCACCGATCCCCCGAATCCTTCCATCAGCAAACTTGTCTCTATACACCTCGCTTGCTCTACCCCCAGCATACGCTCTGAAATCTTCAAAACCTGCACCGGAGATATCTACCCCACCCTGAGCCAAAGCACCAAAGTCCCCAGAGACAATACCAGTGCGCAAACTCTCTCGCTGGAAAGACGTACGATTAATCAAATTAGACACAGCATCAATATTTCCACTACCGTACGCTTCCCTAAGGTCTCCAACAGAAATACCGTACGCTTCCGACATGCGCTTAAACAATCCAGTTTCCATATCGCTAATACCGAACTGTTGCATGAATTTATCAGCGTCACCAAACGCACCGGCCTGTGCCTGCTGGCGCAACTCCAACACACCGCTCAGACCGGCAATATCAGCATCAGCCCCAAACGCCATCTCTGCCGCAGCAAACCTGTCAACAAAATCAGAAGCAAGACTAACATCATACGTTCCACCCCTAGCGGACTCCGCCAATGCATTTAAAGCGGCATCGCTGCTAGCCATCTTGTTGGCCCTGCCAGCAATAGTATTCGCAAAATCGGGTAAAAACGTTTGAGTTCTATCAATCTCTGGAGCAAAGAAAATTTCGGCCAAACCGGCTAAACCTTCTAGACCCAAGTTTTTCTGCAGGTCAATCCCTAGAGCAGTAGTGAACTGTTGAATTTGTTGTTCAGACAACCCTAATTCATTAGTCAAAAGTGCAGTATTAGTGTTTAAACGGTTAATAGCGTTATCAATCGCCAAAATTGCGGTTTCGGCCTCCGACAAATATTCAGGTAAACGACTAAACACTTCGTCAGCATCAAACTTTTCACCAAGAATGCCCAACTCTTGGAACATGTCGGTCATCTTTGTGAACTCTTCGCTATCTTTACCTACAGTCTCCGCCAATACTAGGTCTAGGGGTATTCGTCTCCTAGCGCTTTGGCGTCTAGCCTCAGCAGCAGTCCATTTACTGGCCTTGCCAGCGGAAATAGCGTCACCCACAGCAACATACTGCTCTACTAAACTAGCACGAGTAGACATTTTCTCATCACTGCTCATACCCAAAACATCTAAATTAGCAAGAGTATCCAACTGCTTATCCATCGCCTCTTCGGTGGCTTTACGAATCTTTTCTTTACCCTTACGTCCAGCAAACCACGTGGCGACACCGCCTACAACGGCACCCACCGCAGCACCTACCGCAGTACCGACAACAGGAATTACCGAGCCAATAGCGGCCCCAGTCAAAGCGCCACCACCAATGCCCGCCGCATATGAGCCAACGCCACCACCGCCATTATCGTAGGCGCTTTTAATGCCCATACCCATAATAGCAGCCCCCGCAATCCCCATTCCGGCAACTGCCGTGCCGGTTCCAGCGGCAGCAAAACCCGGACCAATCCTTGTTTTTCCGAGCAAATTCTTACTCAACTGACTACCGACACCGCCACGCATACTTTGCCGCATAAAGCCTGCGCCTGTTTTAATCCCTCCACCAACTTTAGATAACATACCGCCTGCACCTTTGAAGCCAAGCGTTTTTACGGCACCAAAACCACCAAGAAGCATCATGCCAGTAACCACATTTGGAATGATACCAACTAGCGCAGCAATTGCCTTAGCCAACACCTCAACAACAGGAGCCAGCGTGCTAATTGCGTCAGCAAGACCAGAAATAATGTCCGGTACTTTTTCAAACAAAGGCATCATTGCTGACAAAACTTTACCTAAAGCCGGAACAAGTTCAGAAGCGACACGATTCAAAGCATCAATAATAGTAGGTAACTTCGCAAAGAAGCCTCCCTGACCAGCACTACCCAAATCCAACAAAGCGCCAACAACATTACCGATAGCCGCACCAAACTCTTTAAAGTTCTCTGCATTCCCCTCAATAAGACCAGAAAACTCTTTAAAAAGACCACGCCCGCCAGCCGTACCGGCCATCGCCTTAAACATGTCAATAACAACATCCGCAGCAGGCTCAAACTGGCGTAAAAAGTTTCCAACATTGTAGAAAAAATGACTAATCGCTTTGAAGAAGCCGACAAACTTCTCGGCAGTATTTTCTATCGTATCTAAATGTCCAATAATATTACTACGGACAAACTCACTGACCGTATCGACAATAGTTACAAGCGTGGGAGCAAACGACTCGGAGCCAAAACGCTGAACCACAGCCGTCAGGCTGAGAATATCCTCACGAAGAATCTTAGAAATCTGCAAGAAAGCATTACGGAAAGGCCCAAGAAGCGGCTCACCAACATCGGCAAAAATGCCTTTAATCCCAGCAAACTCAGTCTTAATAGTGCCAACAAACGTTTGTGCAATCGCCTCACCGGCACCTTGGAAAGCGTCCGCAGTAGCACCGCCACCAGAAACAGCAGACACAAGACCACTCATGGTACTAATGCCAGTAAGAGAATCCTTTTTGAAACCGACAGCGCCCTGAGTGGCCTGAATCGCTTTCTTTACATCACCGCCAGCAAACGCCGCCGCTAAAGACTGCGCCGCTTTAGCATCCCCACCAGTTATATTGTACAACTGGCTAACAAGCGAATTGGCTTGAGAACCACGTACACCTGCACGGGCAAGCGAACCAGTGATAGCAGTAGTCGCTTCACCACCAAGCAAGCCCGTCATGCGAGAGCCAATACCACGACTTAAAGCAATAGCGCTTTTCTTCCCACCCGCACCACCACCAAGAAGCGGAGCCAACTGGGCCTCCTGAAACTCACGCATAGCAGCCGCAGCCACAGCCAGACCAGTAGCAACGGCGGCAGCAGCAATAGACAACCCCTTAAGTGCTATCTGATACGATTTAACAGCAACACGGCCAGTAACCAACGCAGCCTTAGCCGCTAACAAACCGGCAGTAAACAAACCGATCTGGCCAGCAAGCGCAATAAACGAAAACTTTCCTAAAGTCTTTAGGAACTTTCCGAACGTGGAGCCGAACTTCATGAGCGCTTTATTCACACGATCAAAACTCTTCTCGGTGCGCCTATTGTTTCTATCTAAGTCACGAGACTCACGGTTGAACGAACGGGTACGATCCTCTAAAGATTTAATACGGCGCTCAATGCCAGCCAAATCGCCGCCAATATCGGCGTCGATTTCAACCTTAATTACAACTCTTTCTTCAGTCATAAACGCCCCTAAGCACAGAAAAACCGGGAATCCCTATAGAGTTATTCTATAGAAATTCCCGGCTCTCAGTAACCACCTCGTGAACCTCTTCGTTGTCTTTCTCGCTCAGCATGATCAGTAGCAAGCGCTTTAGCCGCCGCTAATCGGATGAGCCACTCATCATAATCGCAGTTCAAGATGTCTAAAGGATCGACATGGAATGTTTCGGCAAGCCTTGCTGCTGAACGTATCCTAACGTCTTGGGCTAGTTCATCAACTAGCCCTTCGTAGGGTCCTCAGCCTCAACATCGTCACCGTAACCAGCGTAATCAAGAATCTTGAGAGCCACAGACTCCAAGTGCGGATCAACACCGTAAAACGCACGAATAGCGTCAGGTAACGGACGATCAGTGTTGGTCATCTCCATAACAACCGGAGACGCAAACGTAATCGCATTACCGTTATCGTCTAAAACTAACTCGTCGTTGTAGTAAATGCCGGTAACAGTCTGGCCAACAACGTAGCACGAAAACTTGATGGAATCAAGTTCGTCAGTCTTTCGGTTCGTGGCATTACGACGCCACGACTTCAACTGCTCATTAGTAATATTGGGTGAGAACCTAACAGTCACACCCTTACGCTCCGGCACAGGCATCTCAATTTCGGGACGAGTAACTTCCTTAGAAATCTCTTCCTTCAACTGATCTAGAACGGTAAGCCTACCGCCAGTCTTACGCTTCGGAGTTACCTCGTCAGCACTTGCTACTTCAATAATTTCGTTTTCGTCACTCATAGAGTTATGATAGTAATTTCCATCAATCCTGTCAACTACTTAGAAAAATTAATCGGCTAGCGCTTCCCAAGTGCGCTTACCAACAACGCCGTCCACAGTCAGCCCCTCATCCTTCTGAAACTGACACACAGCATTATAGGTAACCTTGCCAAAAACCCCGTCAATACCGGAACTAGTCTTAGGGCGCTTAGACAACTTGTACCCATTCTTATCCAGCAATTTTTGTAAAAACTCCACTACTACGCCACGGTCACCACGGCGCAATGTAGTGTCAAAACAAGCGGAAATGAACTTAAGAACGCCAGCCTGTTCTGACTTGACAGAAGCCGCACGAGGTATCTTAACCTCACCCTTAACCGGGAACCACTCCATCTTTGTTCCGCTAACCTTGCACGGTTGATGATGCCACCACTCAGAAGAAACTGTCTTAACAATACCATATTCTGCGGCAATAGCATTAATTTCAGAAGTAGACAAAGTTTTATCCATCTGACGGAAATCTACAGCATACCCGTATCCTTCAAAACTGGGCTGAGACATATGATACGACCCCTGAAACCCTGCACTGTTTCTGCGGTCAGGATTAGCGGCCAAATTAAAACCACGCTTACGAGACTTGTAGCCGTCATACAAATACTTCTGCTGCTGATACGACCTTACTCCAGAACTCACACGCACACGATGACCCTTGGCCAAATTAGTGATACGTGGGTCGTTGAAGAACGCCTCAAGTCGTGCCTTGAACTTAGGATGAAGGTCTTTCACATTAACGTGATTGCCTGTCGTCGGAATACTCATAACTTTACCTTTTGTAGAAAATACGTTACGTATCTACAGTATAACAAAACAGAATGGAAATCAACCACTGCACAAAAGAAAAAGCGCTACCTAAGTAGCGCCCTTCCTTTAAATTGTTTATGTGTTAGTTTATTACGCCGCCGAAACAGTGCTGACAGAGAAAGTCAGCGAGTATGACGCAGGCGCACCCGAAGATGCGTCGCCGTCAGGCTCCGTAAGTCCAACAAGCAGAGTCTTAGCATACACACGCTCTGACCCCGGCTCTTTAAGTTCACAGTTAAGCGTGAGAATAGTCAAGTCATAGTAAGTCATACCAACCAACTGACGAAGATTGTTCAACTTTGGACCATCTTCGTCAGGATCGTAAAACTTGCTAATCGTGATATCACCAATCTCTGAGGGAGCACAAAGAACCTCAGGGAACGTGCTGTTACCATCATAAACTTTTTCTACAGCAGCACTGATTTCTCCGCCGCTAACAGTTGCAAAGTACTTCGGGAAAATCGGGCCGGGAGCGTGCCCCGGAACGTTTCCTGTCGGTTCGATTGTTGCAACAATTTGCCTTTGAGTTGCCTTAGCCATTTAAATATCTCCTTAGATTACGGGGGCCGAGAGATTGCTCTTAGTGATAACAATATCAATTAGGTCCGCAACACCGGAAACCCGGACACCGACCTGAGCCTTAACAAGCCCAGTAGCAAGTTGCGTAGTGGGGTTGATTGTGCTATCAACCACAACGTTGTAACCGGGGTCAATGAGGACACCAGTCTCGTCGTATGCCTCAAACAATCCGCCAGCCACACGAATGGGCTCAAGGAATGCTTTGAGGGAGCCACGGATTTTACCGAACAGCCCGCCACGACCATCAATGGTCGAAAACACATACTGCTCCATGCGCTCCTCAGCACCGACAACAATGTAATTCAGAGTGTCACGCTGAGTAATATAACGCCAGTTAGCCTCATCGTTAGAAGCAGAGCGAGCACCATACACACGGAAAGTGTTACCAATCTTACGGATAGCGTTCACACGAGCCTCATCAAGTGCATCACCAGTAGCAGGTGTCACATCGTAAGCAAGTGCTCTGACAGTACTGGCCTGAGAAATCTGACCAGCACCCGCACGCCATGGGCCACCCGCCTCTTGAATAGCACGGGCACGAGCACCCGCCGCATACGCATCAGCAGTAATCGTAATTGTAGAACCCTGCACAGGGTTTGTACCCGTAGCAAGTTCTGGAGCAGACGGAGCCGCAACCTTAATCTGTGGCCAATAAAATGCCATGTAACTAGCCTTAGGATCAGCCGCATAATCAGCAGCCGCAGACTTAGCGGCAGACGCTGTAGTTGAGTCTAAACCAATAATTGCAATCCGATTATTAGCAGCAGCATGATCACGCAAATCATCCCACACCGCAGACTTGTTCTCTGCAGAAAAACTGCTTAAAAGCGCAGGAGCGCAAATAGCACCACTCTTAAAGTTAGGGCTAATCGGAGTAGTGTCTGGGTGAATAGCAGCAGAATACTCTGAAGGAGTTACGTCAGAACCATCTGATCCTCCAGCGAGAGTGTAGTCCGCAACCTTAGGCACTAACTCTGTTGAAGAAGAATGCAAAGACAACTCCACCAAATGGCTGACAGCCGAAGAATTTATAACATTAATCGCATCAGTGACGCTAGTCAAGTCACGGGTCGTGAGAAGAACAACATCATCCAAAACAACCTTAATCTTGAAACCAGAAACATCAGCCGCAACGACATTCACATCCAGATATGCAGCCCACGCTCCAGCATTCTTCGCTGTAGCAGTCAAAGTTTCAGCATCGTCAGCATCAAGAAGATCAATAGTTCCTGTTGCGTTAGACGCACCAATAATACGCATCACATAACAACGTGAGCCACCCTCATCAAAGAAAGCCTTCACATGAGGATAAAGTGATCCTGATTCGTAGTTTCCGTAGTAGGTCGTATAGTCGCTGAACGAACGAAGAAGCGTGGGCTCATCCAAAGGACCACGCTCAGTCTCGCCAACCATAAATACTTGACCTGCCACGATATCTCCAGTACCCACAGGACCAGTGCGGACTGCAGTAGTGACGTTAACTCCCGGCATGTTTAGCCTCCATTTTCCTTGTTTCTATCAATACCGTATTGATTTGCCCTGCGGGGCTAAGACCAAAAAAGTCTTCTCTATCAACTATTATATTACCATGATACGTCTACGTGTGAAGGTAACTATATCGTAGAAGATTTAAATGGAATCCCATACGTGGGCAGTACATCTTCCATCCAGCCCTGAGAACTATTCAAAGCCAGCGCTTCTGAAAGATTCTTAGGTGACTTATCATCAGCAGGCGCAGGATCATACCCAAACTCGTAAATATAGTTTCCATCTGTAAACAGATCGCCTGCACGCACCCTCTGCTCAATGATTCTATAACGGCCACGCATCGGACCTTCTCCATGCTCCTGAGCATACGACCTAGACGGCGTAACCCAGTCACCCGAATTGATAGCATCAACACCTTCCTCAGGCACCGCACGATACATGATCACTTCGGCATCCGGATTGCCACGGGCCGCAGATATAATCGAAAATAGTTCTCTATCTCGTCGGGCGTCTGCGGGATCACCAGAACCGTACAACCGCATTCCCATTGGAGAATAAACATCTTCAGGATATATTGCACTTAAATCATGTAATGCTGCACCAGTGTCTCGTGTAGGAGCAGAGTGGAGGCCACGGTAATCCTCGATAGTAGGTCCCTTATCGACAGTACCTAAAGTTGTAGTAATATTTCCCATTGAATCGCCAATGGTGCCCAAACGATCACCAATAGAAAGGTTTTCATTTCTCCACGTCTGAGTATACGAAACGTCATTACCATCAGCATCAACTAGACGTAACCCGTCTAACTGTGAAATATTAGTACCAGTAAGCAGATCAGAAATTTCTTCGCCAGCCGCATTAATGTACTTAGCGCCAGCAGGTCGTTCAAATGCCGTACCCTCCTGAACAACACCGTCATTATCGGCATCCTTAGGGTTACGATTATACGGCTCTGCCCGTAAACCACCCCATCGTGTAGCGCCACCAATAGCCATACTACTATCCTATCATGCAGACGGAGTTACTTCAAGGCTGCTAGCCGAATATGCTCCAGTACCCGCAGAGTTTAGCGCTGCTACTCTGAACTGATATCCTACACCATTAGTTAGACCAGTAACCGTGTAAAACCCCTGAGTAGAGGATGTATCGGCTACAGCAGTCGTCCACGTAGCACCTGAATCGGTACTCTGCTGAATAACGTAACCAGTAATATTATGGACGCCGCCATTCCATGTAGACTCCTTCCAATTCAGCACCACTTCAGTATTGCTAGCCACAGCAACCAAACTAGTCGGTGCATTCGCAGTAACAGGCATCTTTGTAACAGTAACTTCACTGCTCTGCTGAATACCTAACGGATCAACGTCAACAACTTCTTCAAGTGACAAATCGTAAGCAATATATGCGCCTGCCAACAATCGCTCACCCTTGATTAAAGTTAAATCTGAAAACTCTTCTCTAATTGTACCCTCATCAATTTTCGGGTAACACGGAACAGACGAATCATACCTAGACAGCGACGGACCGTCCATCAACGCTTCACGAACCACCGTTGTCAAGTTGTCACGCTGCTCAGTTACCGTCTCAGCACCAGACGCACGAGTCCACACATATGTGCGCATCTCGTAAGTTACACGAAAATTAGGGTCAGCATCCGGCTCATAATCAGTCCGAGTAACAGAACGTGTGTTGATTACCATAGTAATAATCGTTGGCCAAGCATCCAGCGCAAATGGCTCGTAACTCAAGTAACGACGTGGATCAGGTAACTGAGAACTGCTCAAATTCCAATAGTTTCTATACGTAATCAAACGAGGAGGCATATCATTAGCCAAATAATTTGACACATAGTTTTTTGCTAATCTAGGACCCGACATCATTTTAGATCATAAACCCTCTCATGGCATCGGCGTACTTAACCCCGATAGAACCATGTACGATGTACTCTGCCACAACGTTACCCGTACGCTGCTTCATCAAGTTTGGCACAAACACAGGCTTACGCTGAGCCATGTTGCGAGTACCCGACTGATGCCACCTTGCGTAAGGAATATCAGTACCGAACGTTGCGGTACTCAATCCTATGTCCCTGATCGAACCACGAGCACTGTTCATAGTTAAACTGCGCTCTAAATCACCAGTCCTGACTAGGATGCCGTGTGCGCCATAATTCTCAGTCTTCCACGATGCGTACTGTGGGTCAAGAGGCGACCACGGGAAGCCTCTATCAGACATACCCTCACGACGAAAGTTGTCTCTATGGGACTTTTGTAACTCCTGCATGACCCAGCGTAATACTGGCCTAAAATCACGAGAACGACGAGTCATAGCAGCGAACTTGCGCTTCAAAGCGCTGGTATCAACCTTGACGGTCATATCAGGCCACCCTTACTCTTCGGTACCTCTTAATGCTCATGAGTTC